TGCCGCCGTAGGTCTCGACCACCGTGGTCTTGAAGCCGCGGCCGCCGACCGCCCAGGCGGCGATCTCATCGGGAAAGCGCGGGGTCTCGAGGAACATCAGCGGATCCGCACCGCGGCGCGCTGCACGCCCGAGGCAGCCGAAGCAGCGATCTGGTCCATCGTCCGGCCATCGATCTGGCCAGGCAGGTGGAAGTGCATGTTGGCCACCAGGCCGCCCAGATTCGCCCCCGGCCGGTTGTACTTCGCCGGCACCACCGCTTCGCCCTTGTGCACCACCGCGAGCGTGTCCTGCGGAACGTAGGGCGTGCCGACGTCGAGCGACAGGAGATCGCCGAAGAACGACGATCCGCCACCACCGCCGCCGAAGAGATCGCCGAGACCGCCTCCGGCGCTGGCGGTCGAAGCTGCGGTGACCGCTGCGGTGTTCGCGGTGACTGCCGTGGTGAGCGCGGTGAGCGCGGTGGTGTTGGTCGTGGTGGCGGTGACCTGCGCCGTGTCGGTGGCGCTGCCGAAGATCCCGCCGGTGATCTTCTTGAGGAAGTCCCCGCCCGCGGTGCCGGCCCCGAACATCTGCTCCACGAGCTTGTTGGCGGCGATCTTTACCAGCGCCTCATCGAGCTGCTTGAGCGCGTCGAGCAGCGTCTGCTTCCAGTTCTTGGTGTTGGCGACGAGATTCGAGAGCAGCTCGCTCATTGAGTTCTTGATCGCGTCGTCTGCCTGCAGCGCGTACTTCTCGCGCTCGAGCACCGCCGCGTTGTCGATCTGCGTGAGCTGCTTCTGGTAGTCCTGCTCGACCTTCAGGAGCTGCGCCTTGAGCTCGGCCAGCTTCACGGGATCCGCGGTGGGGTCCTGGCTCAGGAGCGCGATGCGCTTGTTGAGCCCGTCGACTTCCGCCGCGTACTCCTGGTTGATGTAATCGCGCTCGATATCGAGCCGCTGCGCGGCCGAAATCTGGTGCAGCGCCACCGCCTGGTCGGCATTGATCTTCGCGAGATCGATCTCGTGCTTGAGCGTGGCCTGGTTCTGCTTGTCTTCGATCTCGGCGATGCGCTCGCGCTGGTCGGCGAGCTGCTGCCGCAGATCGACGAGCTTCTTGTAGGCGACGGAGGCCTGCGCGCTCTCCTGGCCGTAGCGCTGGGCGGTGGCGTCGAACTCCTTCTGGGCGATCGCGATCTTGGCTTCGATGTTGTGGCCCAGCGCCGCCTTCTCGTCCTCGAGCTTGCCGATGTAGGCCGCGAACGCCGCCTGCTGCACCTGGCGCTCAGCCTCGTAGAACTTGTTCTGCACCTCCAGGCGCTGCTTCGCCGAGAGCGTCTCGGTGTCGAGCACGTTCTCCCAGAAATTCCGGGTCATCTCGAGCGACCACGTTTCGAACGAGCCCTGCGCAAGCTTCTCGTTGTTGTAGGCGCTCTGCTTGGCGCGCAGCCGGTTCTCGAGCTGCAACATGGTATCGTCGCCGCCGGTGGGCCGCGTCGTGAAGCGCTCGCTGCCGCTCTTGAGCGGCCCAGGGCCGACATCGCTGCCCGGGATCTTCTCCTGCCACAGCGTGGCGAGCCGCTTATGGAGATCCGCTTCGATCTGCAGGATCTTGATCTCGCGCTCTTCCCAGGCGCGAGTGCTGCGCTCGGCGACCATGCGCCAGATCGCCACGAACGTGACGCCCCACTCCTGCAACCCCGTGACCAGGTAGTCGATCGCGGTGAGCATGCCGCGGATCGCGTCGACGAAGATCTTCGCCGCTTGCGGTCCGACGCTGTTGAAATAGCCGGCGAGGCTCATGAGCTGCGGCAGCACGGCCTCACCGATGCGGTCGGCGATGTTGCCGAGGATCACGTGGAAGGCATTCACCTCAACGCGGTAGGCCTCGATCTGGGCGATGCGCTCAGGGCCCATCTCGATGCCCAGCTGCTGCTGCAGCTCCGCGGCGCGGCCCGTGACGCTGTTAAGCCGCTCCATGTCGCTCGCGAAGTCCTTCGCATTGCGACCCACGGTGGAGAGCGCGAACTCGGTCTGGTCCGTGCCCGCCTTGAAGTCCTGCATCCGCTTGTAGATGTTCTGCAGGATCTCGGCCATCGGCAGCAGGTTGCCCTGCGCGTCCTTGGTCTTCACCCCCAGGCGGTCGAACTCGTCGCTCTGGGTGCGGAGCACCCGACCGACGCGCTGGCCCATCTGCTCATAGGTCTCGGCCGAGAGCCCCGCGAGCTTGAGCGCGATCGCGGTCTGAGTGGCCTGCTCGGTGGTCATCCCGAAGGTGATCGTCAGGCCGCGCACGGCGTCTTCCATGCGCAACATCTCGTCGACCGAGCTCTTCCAGAGGAAGCCGCCGGCGAGCACCGCAGCGAGGCTCGCCAGCACGCCGCGGAAGCGCTCGACCACGCCGATGATCCCGTTGAAGCCGCCGGTGAGGGAGGCCTTCATCTCCAGGAAGCTGCGCGAGAGATCGGCGTTGTTGGCGATCGCCTGGTCGCGCATCTTCTGGTTGGTCGAGGTGAAGTTCTCCAGCGCCTTCGACATCTGGGCGAGCGAGCTCGCGATCGACGAGGCGGCATCGTCGACGCTCGACTTGGCGCTCGAGACGTCAGCGCCTAGTTTGACTTCGACGTTATCGGCCATGAGCTACTTCGGCAGCCGGATGTCGACGCGTGGACCGGCGCCCTGGCGCAAGCCCGCGAACTGCGCGTCGTTCAGAACTTCCGCGGCGCGCCAGAGGTTGTCCACCTGGCGCGGCTCACCCGTGGTCACGGGCTTGATCCCGGCGAAGATCGCGGCCGTGATGTGCACGGGCGGCCGCGAGAGCCAGTACTTCCTGAGCGCGTTGAGCCGGGGCAGCGTGACGTATTCATCGATGTACTCGTAGGTCCAGCCTGTGGCCGTGATCAGCAGGCCGTACTCCTCGTCCCAGTCGATCAGCCCCCCGGCTTGAGCTCCCCCGGCTTCACCCGCTTCACCCCCGATTGGTCCCAGATCAGCGCCAGCGACTCGGGCACGTTGACCGAATCGAGCAGCTCCTCGATGCCCTCGCGCGTGATCTCGGGATAGTTGCGGTTGAGCGAAGCCACGATCACCTCGACGTTGAGCTCGTAGAGCTCGTCGGGCGTGGCGGGCGGATCCTTCTTCTCCGCCAGTGCGTGGGCCTTGGCCTGGTACTCGCGCAGAAGACGAAGCCCCAGCGGCGCCAGCACGAAGTCGTGGCCGCCCAGGTTGATCGCCGCGCCCGGGATCTTCCCGGGCAGCGGCGCGTAATGCTTGCCGTTGGTTTCCATGACCGCCGGCTAGACGTAGAAGCCCTGGTACTGGATGTTGCCGAGCGAATCCGCGAACGCCGAGGCCTCGAAGTCGGGAATCGTGAAGTCGTCGTTCTTGAAGTCGCGCGTGAGCTTCGTGGCCACGCAATTCGGGAAACGCGTGAACCACGTCTCGCCGGTGGTCTGGCGCTTGGCCATGAAGATCGCCTGGAAGGTCGGCGCCGAGCCCATCGGCAGATTCACGACTGTCATCTTCTGCGCCGTGGCCGGGAGCGAGGCGTTGGTGTACTCGTAGTTGATGAACACCGTCTTGCCGACGTCGAGGTCGGAGAAGGTGTAGGTCGCGCCCGAGAGCGAATACTGGCCGCTCGTGGGCGAGCTCGCGACGCGGGTATAGGGCACGCCGCCCACGCCGCCGTAGGGATCCGCCGCCTGCACGCCGAGATCGCGCGCAAACACACCGGTGGACGGCGGGACGATGTGGATCGAGGTCGCACCGATGCCGGTCGGGATCACGGTCCCGGTCAGATCGTTGTACAGCGCGTCGTAGCCGGCGACTAGCGTCTGCCCGTAGTACACGGTGTTGTAGAGCAGCGCATTGATCGAGGCGAACTTCGCTTTGATGCTGACCTTGCCCTTGCCGCGGCCGATATCGACCGGGTACTGGTTGGCCCCGTAGAGCTCCTTGATTTCCGAGGAGTCGTCGATCGTGACGTCCTGCAGGATCCCGAACTGCACCGGCGAAGGGTTGGTGATGGTGTTCCCGCTGGCGTCGGCGAGCGGGACCGCGAACAGCGCACCTGCTCCGAATGTATCCATGGTTCTCTAGCTCCTTACCGGCCGCGCCGGGTTCTGGTTGTTAGCGATGAGGTACGTGTAGCCGCCGCTCGGCAGCCGCTCCTTGATGATCGTCACCTTGCCCTCGCCGCACAGCAGCGCCAGGCTCTTGAGCGCGGCGAAGATCGCTGCGCCAGCCGCACCGGGGATCGGGATCTTCGGGCCATGGTCTTCGCCGTCGCCTCTCATGGGATCAGCATCGCGACCACCGCCACGAGCACGCTCTTGTCCTGCAGCAGGCCTTCGTAGGGCTTGATGTCGGGCACGATGTAGACGTGCTCGACCAGTCCGCCGAGGGTCTGCACGTTGGACGGGTTGCCCGGGTTGCTGACCACGTCATCGATCGCATCGGCCGCGGCATTGATGAGCGTTGCCGGCAGCACGCCGGGCTGCGTGGTCGAGAAGTACGCCACGAACGCCACCTGCAGCGTGCGCTTCGGCGGCACGCCCTTGCCGACGTACTCGCGCTTCTCGGGCAGCTGAAAGGTGAAGAGCGCCGGGCACTGCACGCTCGCCACCTGGGATTCGTGCGGCAGCAGCCGCCCTTTGGTGACGAACATCTTCGCGACCGTGGCGTTCTTCGTCACGAGATCGAAGATCGCCTGGTAGATCGGTTCGCGCGTGCTCATGCATTGAGCGCCTTCGTCGCCCCGCGGTAGAGCGCCTGGCCGAGCTGGTCGGTGATCAGATCGCGCATGCTGTCGAGCGCCGGCTCGAGGAACTGGCGTGGCGCCTGCGCGGGGACGTGCACGCGTTTGCGAAACACGATCTCGCCGTTCAGCTCGAAGCGCAGCGCCTTGGCGCGCACCGGCACGATGTCTCGGGCGCGGATGCCGCGCTCCCAGGCCACGCCGTAGGAAACGTTGGTGCCGACGTAGTAGATCGAGGTGTCCGCGGTGGTCTCCTGGCGGCTCACGCTGCCGGCATTGCCGTGGGCGATCGAAGCGCGCAGCCGTCCGGTGCGCACGTGCAGCACCTGGCCGGTGAGCTGTTCCACCGCCACGCGGCGCTCGAGCTCGAAGCCGAGCCGCTGCACCGTGGCGTCGACTTCTTCCTTCATCGCCTGCGACACGCGTCCCAGCCGGGCGACGAGGGCCTTGTCACCGACGAGCGCCCCGCTGATCATCGCGGCCACCTCGCCGGCGGCGTACGCACACCGAGGGCAGCGCTCCACACGGCGACCAGGCCGCACTGCGCGCACTGCCAGAAGCGCTCGAAGGCGAACTGGGCGATCGGATACCAGCCGTGGGCGTGTCTCATGGTCCGAGCGGCGCCACGCGCCGGTACTGGTTGAGGACACCCTGGGCGCGAGCAGTGATCGCGGCGTTGACGTAGGTCACGGTCTGCTGCTCGATCGCCATCGAGGTCACGCCGATCCGGCTCGCGTACTTGAACCAGTCGCCGATGAGATCGATGCAGGCCTGCTCGAGATCCGGCGGCGTGGATTCGAAGCCGGCGCGATAGGCGAAGGTGACGTTCTGAAAGCCGCGCGTGAAGCGCCAGCAGCCCCCGGAGAGCATGATCTGGCGCTGGTCGAAGACGAAGCCGCCGGGCTGGGCGTAGGTGCCCGGCCCCAGCGCGGGACGCGGCGGCACGTTCACACCGTCCACGCTCACCGCGCTCACCGCCAGGATCGGATAGTTGAAGGTGAGCATTGCCGGCGCGCCCTGGCCGTTGCGTGTCTCGGTGTAATCGGCCGCGGCGATGGTGCGGTTGAGCCAGGACTGGATGAAGGTCGACACCGCGGTGATCAGCCGCTGCAGCAGCGGGTCGGAGATCCCGACGTAGCCGCCGCCCGCGTAGGCCGGCAGCGCGGTGGCATCGAGCGGAATCGAAAAGGTGGTCGGCGTGAGCACGGTGATCGTCCAGGTGCCGTTCGCCTGGCTCATGCCCAGCACGCCGTCGATCGCGTACTGCGCGCCCGAGACGAGCGGGATCTGCGGCTGCGTGGCGAGTGTGACCACCGCCGGGTTCGCGCCGCTGATGCCGGAGATCGCGAGCCCAGTGAGCGAGAGCCACTGCTTCACGTTGGCGAGCGTGGTGAGATCACCGGCGGCCATCGTCGATCACGCAGTAGAGGATCGCGAGCACCCAAGCCACGCCGATCACCGCAGTGACGACGTGGCTCAAGTTTTCGGCGATGAGGTTCATCGATCAAAAAGACGCGACGGCGGGCAAGTGGCCGGTCTCGGCGACCCGACAGGAGGATTGCCGAAGCACCTCACCTGCCCCCGGATCAATCCCGCCGCCGCGTTGGGGATGTGGATTAGCTCTTCACCCCCGTGATGACGCCGAACGCCGGCGGGAAGTACATCTGCAGCACGCTGTCGAAGTACACGCCCAGGGTGCGCTGCATGGTCACCACCGGCCAATCGACTTGCCAGTAGTCGCGCCGGCAGAGCATCCGCAGCAGGTTCGGCACGTTCGACAGCGGATACGGATTCGTCCGGCTGTAGAAGATGATCGTGCCCGCCGGGATGAACGGGTGGGCGTGGATGTCGAGCCGCGCGGTCGAGAAGCCGACCGGGTTGTTGTACACGCGCGCCTGCGCCGCCGCCGCCAGGCCGTTCTCCGAGCTCTCGCCCATGAAGAACGGCGCCAGGTTGGTGTTGCCGGTGAGGATCAGCTTCGAGAGCGCCTGCTGATCCGTCGGCGACATGAAGATGTCGGTCGGCACCAGCCGGTAGTTCGCGATCCGATCGGCGATCAGCGTGTTGAACTCGGTGATGCCACCGGAGCCCGAGCCCGCCGTGGTCAGCGGATTGCCGCCCAGGTCCTTGACGTACGCGCCGGAGCCCGAGGCGAGGATCTGGGTCAGGATGCCGTCGAAGTTGAGCGCGTTGGTGGAGGTGTCACCCGCGGGCAATGCGGTGGCCAGCTGGCCGGTGCTGTTGGTGTTGGTGAGCACGGCCGTCGGGTAGCCGGTGATCGCCACCAACCGCTCCGTGCCGGCCGTGGCACCGAGGTACCAGGCGTAGCCGATGGCGCCGTTGGTGGCCGCAACCGACGCGGCGATCGAGGCCACGTTCGAGCCCGAGGAGATCGTGATCGCCGAGCTCGCCGCGGACTGGATGCCGGAGAAGCCGTTGATCAGATCCGTGGTGCCGTCGAGGTTGGTGCGCGTGTACGGCAGCTGCACGTTGCCGTTGGAGAGCACACCCGAGCCCGATACCGTGGGCGGCACGCTGTAGCGCATGCCGAGGTAGGTGAGCGCCACCACGATCACGCTGTAGGTCGTGCCGTCGGCCAGCTTGCCGCCGGTCGACTGCGCGCCGGTGGGCGTGTTCGCGGTGCCCAGCGCCAGCGACGAGTTGCCGCCGATGATCAGCTGCTCCTCGCCTTCCATCGTGCCTTGCAGCGTGGTGGTGGCGGCGAGCGCCATCAGATCCTCGAACGTCACCGCCGCGAGGTAGGCCTGCTCGGTGACGTAGTTGTCGAGGCCGGAGGTGCGGAACGGCGCGGTCTTGTCGACCACCGTCTGCTGCATCGCGCCGCCGCGGTGACCTTCCGAAAGACCGATGTTGAGGTTGTTCGGGTTGATCGCCGTGAGCGAGCGCCAGTTCGACTGAATACCCGTGCCGCCGGTGACCCGCGGGATCATGTTGCGCAGGATCGTGGTGACGGGGTAGAGCAGCCGCGCGCCCTGCTCGAGGTCGTATTGCGCCAGGCCGGAGGTGGCCGAGCTCGGCTGGGTGAACGCCTTGGCGAGCTGCCCGTGCGGGCCGCCGTAGCGCTTCTGCAGCTCTTCGATCGACAGCGTGTTGGGCGCGCCGTCGTCCTTGAACAGGCACGACTTCATGACGTTGATCGCCACTGCGGGATCGACGCCACGCTTCCACGGCACGTCCTTGAACAGCTCCAGGGTGTTGGCAGACGGTGCTTGCATGATTTCTTCTCCTGATGCGGGTGCTCGTTAGGTTGAAGGTTGGATTTGAGGGAAGTGAGCGCGGCCGGTTACGCTGCGCTCGCCACTTTCATGCGCTTCTGCAGGAGCGAAGCGGCCCAGTCGATCGAGCCGTCGCCGTTGTAGACGTAGTCCTCCTTTTTCAGGGACAGGATGGTGACCTCGCCGGGGGTGCCCTCCGGCGCCGGGTTGTCGGTCTTGCGCACGTCCTTCGGGATCGTGCGCAGCAGCACGTGCGGCACCGGCTGGTCCTCGAGCTTCTTCACGCGCGTGGCGAGCTCGTCGATGCGCTTGTCCTTCTCGGCGATCGTCGCCGTCATCTTGGCGAGGTCACCCGTCGGCGCCGCCTTTTCGCCGGCACAGTCGGCACCCATGCTCGCCGCGTGATCGTGGATCTCCTGCAGCTTGGCCTTGTCGACCTTGCCGGCCTTGGCGAGCACGGCAGCCTTCACCGCTTCGGGCGTCTTGAGTGCCTTGCGCTCGTCCTCCGAGAGGTGCTCCTCGGCGAGCTTCGCGAGCTCGACAATCGAGAGCTCCGGATCGGCCAGGCGCTTGATCAGCGCGCCGGCCTTGGCCGCGGCCTCGAGCGCGTACTCGATCTCGTCGTCTTCGCCCACACCGGCGTGCGCCTTGAGCTCGGCGAGACACTCGTCGGCCTCTTCGCTGGCCATGGCCTTGAACGCGTCCACGAGCTCGGCGAAGGCGTTGCGGATCGCCGCCGGCACGGGCGAGTTGTCACCTTCGTAGTCGGCGTCGGATTCGGCCGAGCGCGCAACGTTCGCGAGGCACCCGAGGCACTCGGCGAACGACTGCACATTCCAGAGGTTCTTCTTGAGCTCGCCCCCCGCGGCCTTCTCACCGTCGCCCTTCTTCCAGCTGTCGGGCAGCATGTCGGTGGCGCCGAGCGATTTCGCGCGCTTGACGATGTGCGCCTTCGCGGCCGCTTTGTCCTTCGCGCGCCCGTAGGCCTTGACCGCGTTGGCGAGGTCGGACTTGTTCTTGATCGGGAAGCTGCCATCAGGCAGCGCCTGGCCTTCCTTCGCGGCCTGCTTGCGCTCGTCGGCGGAGAACTCGCGCTTCGCGAGCTCGTCCCCCGTCATGAGCATGCGCTCGACTTCGGCGTAGCTGATGACGTCCGCCACCGCGAGGCCGGCGCCGGCCATGGCGCGGCACAGCGCATCGACCTCTTCGGCCGTGCCCTGGATCGCGGGGGCAGCGGCCCCGGTGTTACCGGCGTCGCCGCTGCCCTGCCCCGCTGCCTTGAACTCGCGCTGTTCGGTCGCCCCGTCCGCCTTCACCACCTCGAAGAAGCGTGCGGTCGGAATGCACGGCGAATCGACGAGCGAGATCTCGGCCGGCTTCGCCGTGTAGCGCTTCAACTCCTGGCCGTCGGCCGCCTTCTCGGTGATGCGATCACCGACGTACGAGCCGCCGATCGACAAGCCCGTGTACGTGCCGTCGTTGCACTTCGCCCACTCCTGGTCGTCGGTGACCTTGATCGCGACGTCGATCGCCTTGTCGGTGTCGCTGAAGGCCAGCGGCTCGGCCACGATGCCAGCGGCGATCTTGCCGTGCATCGCCCGCACGTTGCCGTAGCTCTTACCCCCGCTCGCGTCGAACTGGCTCTTCGACCACTCCTCGAAGTACGGCCTCGAGGTGCGATAGTCGAAGATCTCACCGCTGTGATCAGCGACCTCCTGCACGGCGCGGGCAATGACCAGGCGCTTGGCTTCATCGACCTTGCGGATCTGGGCGAACAGACGCATCGGGGACATGTCGCTACTCCTGTTGGGTTTCTTCAAAGGTGACGATCGGCACGATCACGCAGCGGCAGTTGGGGTGCGCCGGAGGCGCCTCGTCGCCACTCGGATAATCGGCATCGAGCGCGAGCACGCCGTCCTGGTCGGGCCCGGCCGCGGCGTTGTCGAGGCACTCCTCCTCAACGAGATCGTCCTGGGCAGTGACCCACTGCTTGGCGGCCACGACTCCGCTCGCGCGATAGCCCTGCACGGCGCCGGCGTTGGCGGCCATCTGGGTCTCGGTGCGCGCGATCACTTGGGCGCGCTCCTCGGAGAAGCCATAGCTGTCTTCGATGGCCTGAGCGAGCTTGTCGTTGCTCCAGCCTTCGGCGATCGCGTCGCTGACGCTGGAGCGCAGGAAGTCGCGCGTGGGCTCGGTGATCGCCCACTCAGCGCGCGGATTGTCGACCAGACGCCCGAGCTCGTCGTAGCGCCTGCCAACGAGTTCTGCGGCGCGCTCGCGCGCGTAGTCGAGGGCGAAGTCGCTGACCTCCCCGGAGAGGCCTTCCTCGGCCGCGACGTCGATCCCGACCTGGCTGAGGGCAGCGTAACCACCGTCCTTGACGAGTTCCTCGAGGACGCCGTCGATGTCGCCGACGAGGATGCTCCAGCCGGCGAAGTCGACGCCGGCGATGACCTGGTCGAGGGCATCGAGCTCGTCCTGGGAGAGCTCGGCCTTGCCAACTCGACTCCGGAGTGCGGCGATCTGCCGAGCCAGGCGAGGAGCTTGCGCACGCAGGAACGAGTGAACGATACGGCCGAGTTCATCGCGTAGCTTCAATAGGCTCTTGCGCTCTGGATCCAGCGGCGTGATGGCTTTTTTTTTGCACGCTTGCCGAAGGCGCCGGTCGTGGGCTTCGGCTGCTGCAGCTGGGCGCGCTGCTCGGCGCGCGCGTCAGCGTCTTCCTGCTGATCCGGCGGCAGGACGTTCGCGTTCACCGCCTGCGAGAACGTCGGCTGGTCCATCTGGTCGCGCATGTCGGGCGACATCGCGGTCTCGCCCAGCTTCACCCGCACTTCGTCGGGGTGGTAGACCTTGGTGTTGAGATAGATCTGGAAGCGCTGCGCCTCCTGCAGCGGATCGGTCTCGACCTCCTCCTGCCAGCGGAACACCACGTCGCGGTAGCCGAACTTGACCGCGATCACGTGGTTCATGAGGTCGGCCACCCACTGCAGGTACGGCAGCAGCCCTTCCTCCTTCTGTTGCTCGGCGTGCTGCTCGCCGGTGGCGCGGTTCATCATCTTCATGAACGGCATCGGCGAGAGCCCGAAACAGAAGCACATGACGCGGATCAGCCACTCGTCGGTGGCATCGGTGAGAGCTTCCTTCTTCGGCTCGTAGGGTTGCCACTTCCCGCCCGGGAGCACGGTCACGCCGCGGCGATTCTCGAGGTTGCCGGCGAGCACGGTGCCGAACCAGGCGTGGAATTGCGCGATCTGGTCCGGGTTCCAGGTCTCCGGCGCGGTGATCATCATGTCCGGCACGCTGCCCGCGGTGTAGTACGCAAGCAGGAAGTCCTCGCGCTTGGTGCCGATCTCGAGCGTGCGGATGATCTGCTCGACCGGGCTGAAGCCATACGGGATGTCCACCCGCGGGCTGCGCGGCTTGTACAGGAGCTCGGGGAACGGCTGCCCGTCCGGGTCCATCGGAACCGGCGAGCCTTTCGGCACCGGCTGCACGTAGTCGACCGCTGGCAGGCCCTTGATCACCTGCTGGTAGGCCGGTCCGAACTCCGGTGGCGGCAGGCGCCCGTCGCCCATGATCTTCGGGGTGAAGAGCGCGCCATCCATCAGCTCCAGCGCGTAGAGCTCGCCGCCGCGCGTGGGTCGGAGCCAGATCGCCGGCGCGTCGTAGACCAGCACCTGCTCGAGGAGCTCCCACAGCCAGTCGCGCCAGGTGTGCAGGCGGTCGGGATAGGCGAAGAGGTCCTCGAGCGCATCCATACGCGCATCGCGCGCGGCTTTCTTGTCGCGCGGGCCGATGTGCCAGTCCTGCGAGGTGACCTCGTCCTTCACCCGCTCGATCATGATGCGCACGATGTCGTACTCGGCGAGCTCCTTGAGGAAGCGAAAGCCGATGCGCATGCCGGTGCGCGGCGTGACGCGGGTATTCCAGCCGACGGGGAAATCCCATGGCCGGCCGAGCGCGCCCATGTCCGCGGGCTGGGCGATCGGCTGCAACGGCTGCTGCGGCGGGAAAAGCACGCTGCCGGCGTCCGCTCCCGCGATCAAGAAGGCGAGGCGTTGCCGGAAAGTGAGCTTGCGATCCCCGGGGATCGACGGCGCCGCCAGGCTCGAGGTCATCGGTGTGGCGAGCGGCGTGGCTGTGCCCGGCAGGCGCTGATTCCCAGCGATGGTCGCGGCCAGCATCGCCGGCGTGGGGTAGCTGTAGGGCGCGTTGGCCATCAGTTCGCCCACTCCTTCGGCGGCAGCGGAGTGGGCAGCTCGCCGGGAAGCGTTTCATCGATCGCGACGATGCGCGCGACGAGCGCCTTATGCGTCTCGCACAACGAAGCGAAGAGCTGCGCGAGCTGCACGCACTGGAGCTCCACGCGCGCGAGCCGCTGCTCGTAGCGGCCGTTGCGAAACACCGCAGGCGTCGGATCGAGCGTCACGGTGTGCCCTGGATCGCGATCAGCACGCCCCTGTGGAACATGCGCTCGCAGCGCCCGGCGAGATGCGGCATCGGCACGCACTCGATCAACGCCGAAGGCACGCGCCGCACGTAGAAGAGCCTGCGCACGCCGCGCTTTGCCTTCTGGTTGCGCGCGCCGGGCATCGATCACGGTCCCGTCGGTCCCGTGGGGCCGACCGCACCTGTGGGTCCCGTTGAACCGGTCGAGCCCGTGCCTCCGGTCCCGCCCGTTCCGCCGGTCTTGCCCGCTGCGCCGGTGCCGCCGGTGGATCCGCCGCCGGCCCAGAAGCCCGCGGCAAACAGCGGACCCGCAGCCGATTGCGGCAGCGTCACCACGCCGCCGGAGATCGCGTAGACGTTGCCGTCGCCGCCGACCACCGTGCCGCCAACGTTCGCCGGCGCGTTGAGGGTGATGTTCACAGGCCACCTCCAGTCGGGCCGTTGGCGCCCTGGATGCCGGTGCTCCCGGTCGAGCCCGTATTCCCCGTGTTGCCCGTCGTACCGGTGGCTCCGGTCGTGCCGGTGGCTCCGGTCTTGCCCGGATTCGCCGCCCCGGTGGGTCCGGTTGAACCGGTGGCTCCGGTGGCTCCGGTGCCACCCGTGCCGCCTGTGCCACCCGTCGCACCGTTCGGCCCCGTGGCGAAGTTGAACCCGGCCGCGAAGACTGCCGGCGTGATCTCGTTCGCCGGCACCGTGACCTTGCCGCCGACCACGGGGTAGACGTTCCCGCTGGCGGCCACCAGGTTGCCGACGTAACCCGCCGGCGCGGTCAGCACGATGTTGGTGGTCATCGGCTACGCTCCGGTCGCTCCTGTGGGCCCGGTGGGGCCCGTGGCGCCCGTTCCACCGGTGGCTCCCGTGGCGGCGCTCCCTGTGGCCCCGGCTGCGCCCGTGGCGCCGGTTCCGCCCGTTCCACCAGTGCCTCCGGTGGCTCCGGTTGCTCCAGCCTTGACCGCGCCAGTCGCTCCGGTCGGACCGGTGCCTCCCGCTGCGCCGGTCGCGCCGACGCCCAGGTTGAACCCGGCGGTGAAGAGCCCCGGCGGCACGACGTTCACCGGCATCGTCACCTGGCCGGACGCGATCGCGTAGGCATTGCCGTCGGAGCCGATGACGGAGCCGACCTGACCGCTGGGCACATTGAGCGTTACGTTCTGGGTCATCGTTGAAGTCCTTGGTCAGTGAGTCGGTTGCTTGGCCGCTTCGGCGGCCTTCGCGGCCTGCTGCCGGTAGTACTCGAACACGCCCAGGCCGGCCTCGTCAGTCAATTCGGTGAGCGCCCACACGAGCGCGTCCATGCGGTTCGGCGACTTGACCGTGGTCACCGGGTCGAAGTCGCACATCTCGTCCTCGAGCTTGGCGAACGTGCCCACGTGGTGGACGCGGCCCTGCTCGTAGAGCGCGGCGATGGGCTCCGCCCGGATCGCCTTGCCGCGGCTCGCGGTGACGCTTTTGTACGAGACGTTCGGATCGACGTGGCGGATCGTCATCTCGACCATGTCGCCGCCGTTGTTCACCTCGCCCACCAGCCGATCAGCCGAGAAGTCGCGGTAGCCTTTCACCGCGGCCTTCCCCCATTCGTTCGGACCGGCATCGATCGAGCGATCGTCGAGGACGTAGAAGTGCGGCGGCGATTGGGTGTCGCGCGCGGCGATCACGATCCCCGCTTCATCGAGCGCGGTGGCACCTTCACGCCGGAGCTGGGCGTAGTCGCGGTTCTTGACGTTGGGATCGAGACCTACGGCCACGCGCTGCAGCGTCGGCGGCGCTTCGCGCACGCGGCCGCGCTCGATATCGGCACGCTTCCACAGCGCGCGCGGGTTGTCGTCGAGGAGCTCGGCATTGAGCTCTTGGCGGCCGAGGCGCGTGCCCTCGTATTTCGTGATGACCTGGGCGAAGAATTTCTCGGCCAGGTTCTGCCGGTTGTCGTAGGTGCTGCCGCGGGTGGTGACGGTGTTCGGATCGGCGATCAGGGCGCGAATGATCGGCACCGGCTTGGGCGTGGTGGTGACCACCGCCTGCGGGTTGCGACCGAGGCGCAGGCCAAACATCGCCTGGTCCCACGATTCGGCGTAGCGCCAGGAGCAGACCTCGTCAGCCCACAGCTTCTCGTGCTGCTTGCCGCGCAGCCGCTCCGGTTCGTCGGCGGTGAAGAGCAAGCTGCGCGCGCCATTCGGCCATTCGAGCCGCGATTTCGACGGCCGGTATGCGGGGCGCTCGCTGCGCGGACAGATCGCGAGGATCCCGCTCTCGCCTTCCACGGCGATGTCGCGCACGTCGTCAGCGGTCGGGGCGATGATGTTCACGTAGCGGAACTGCTTCGCCCAGATGCGCACGGTCTCCGCGCCCACTCGGGTCTTGCCGAAGCCACGGCCGGCGAGTACCAGCCACGTCTGCCAGTCGCCCTCGGGGAGGAGCTGCTCCTCGCGCGCCCAGAACGTCCAGTCGAAGAGGATCGACCGGGCCTGCTCTTCGCTAAGGTTCGCTACCCTCGCCGCTCTCTCCGTCTCCGGCAGGCTTCGGAGTAAGTCCGCGGAGGAGCGCTGCCTTGGGATCGGCGACTTCGACGTGGAGAGGGCTGTCTGCATCGCCGGCTAGGATCGTGCGATCGCCGAAGAGCGCGGAGTGCATGCGCGCGGCGTTCCACTTGCGGGTGTCGATGCGCTGTCGGCGCCAGGCTTCCCAGCCCTGGTCGACCTTGCCTTCGGCGAGCCGCGGTGGCTCGTCGGCGAGGTCGATGATCTCTTCGGCCTGGAGCAGCACGCGATCGCGCCAGGCCTTGAGGAACGTCGCGGCGATCTCTTCGTCGGCGCAGCGCCAGCGCCAGAACAGCGTGCGGCTGGGCCAGCCTTCGGGGCGCTTGTCGCCGTCGAGAATGGCCCGGGTGCTCTCCCCTGCCGCGATTCGGGCACAGATCTCGATCGTGATCCGTCGCCGTTCATCGAGGGGGAGATCGGCCGCTCCCATGCTCCTCGAGTTACGGGCCGGGTGTCGGCGCGGGCGCCGCGTCGGGCGTCACCGCACCGAAGGCGAAGTTCGCCGCCACCGCATCGCCGGGGATCACGCTGACCGTGTCGACGCTGGTGATCGTGGTCACACCGCTGCCGAGGTCCGCATCGGCCGTCACGGTGATCTGCGCAGCACCGAGGGTGTCGGTGATGTGCAGCGGCGAGGAGAAGGTGCCGTCGCCGTTGTCGGTGAAGGCCGGCGACTGATCGACCACGGCCGCATTGTCGACTGCGAGCATGGGGACGCCATCGACCTTCGCTGCTTTGCCCTTCGCGTCGACGAAGGAAACGGTGAGAACGACGGTGCCGGGTACATCGGTATCCTTGACGGTCAGCATTGCACTACCTCCATCGACGGTGAGCGTTCGGCCGTGGGCCGAGTAAGAGCGTCGAGGGATGAGGTGGCGTCGTGCGTGCCGATGGCACAGCAGCCGACAGATGAGGCAGCGCAGCAACTCCTCCGTTGATTCTTCGCAACCACGCACGCACCGCCCCCGACCCCCGAACAGCTTGGGAGCGGAATCTACGCGCGTCGGTATGCGTCCGTCGGACTTTCGTTTTACTTTTTTAAGTGCTGCTCGAGCGCGCGCGCCAGGTCGGGGTAATGCGCGGTGAGCCAGATCAGTGCAGTTTCCCGGGTACGAAACTTCGGCGGATCGATGCGATAAGCCACCACGATCTGGCCAATGCGCGCGGGCGTCAGCTTGAGAAGAAGGGCGATTTCGCGGAACCGCAGCCGGCAGCTGCGCAGAGCGGCTACCAGCGCGATCAATTCGCCCTTGGTTTTCACGCCGCCAGCGGACCTTTGCGTGTTTCCCGCGCCCAGAGCGTGCGCACCGCCTCGGCGACCTCAGCGACCTCGATGCGCTCCATGCAACGGTGTGTACCGTCGTGCGACAGGTTGATACACGGCCCGCGCGGCATGCGCGAGATCTTCGGGTCCTCGCGAAAGCACGGGCCGCAGATCGGGCGGTAGCCGATGTTCACGTTCTGCGGATAGCCGGCGGCTTCCCACTGCGTCGAGCCCCAGAGAATCACGCCGGGCACGCGCCGTACGTGGTTGCCCTCGCGCCAGAAATAGTTCGTGAGGTGATTGCCGAAGCTGTCGATGCCGACGTGCAACGTCGCGTTGGCGACGATCGCGGTCGACTGGTGCAGGTTCAATCCGCGCGCGTCGATCGCGCCGTGCACGAGCTCGCAATCAGCAGCGCCGATCTGCACGAACGGCGGCAGATCCGGGCGCGCCAGGAGCTCGTTCCAGCGCGCCAGCGGCCACTCCTTGTAGCGCGACCAGCCCGCGTGCACCTGGAGCGATGCGTAGGCTGACGGCAGATCGAGCGGGCGCTTCGGCTTGCGCGCCTCGAGCGCCGGCAGCTTCGCCTGAATCCCGAGCTCGGTCGCGAAGTACTCGAGCAGGTGCTTGCGCATCGGTCGCTCGGGATAGCCTTCGGCGAGCGGATAGCCTATGAGATCGATGACGCGGTCGTAGCGCTTGCGCCAGGCGGGCAGCGCTGCACAGTCGAGCACGAGATCCACACCGGCCTGCGCCATCAGCCAGCCGAGCGCGTCGGGCACCGCGTACGGCGCGGCGCAGAAGTACGTGATCTCGGCGTTCGGATGCGCTTCACGCAGCGCCGGCACGAGGTTGAGCGTCATCAGGATGTCGCCGATCGCGCCCGGTCGATGCAGCGCAATGCATTCACGCTTGGGTCGCGCGCCGATGTGGGTGCGCTCTTCGCGCAGCCGAGCGAGCCGCACATCCCAGGCGGCGTCGGGCTGGTCGATCAGCCCCTTCGCGAGCTCACCCCAGACGATCGCCTGGTCGAGGTTCCGGAGGTGCTCGTGACACCAGGAGATCAGCCGTGCCGGCTGGTCGGTGTACGCGGTGCGTTCTCGCCACAGCGGCGTCTGCGGGATCGGTTGCTTCAGCGCCTTCGAGGCCTCGTCGATCGCGAGGGCGTAATCGCGCTCGTCGTGGGCGATCGAGGCGAGCTCCATGCGGAACTCCATCCAGGTCGGCTCGAGTGCAAGAGCGTAGGCCAGTACCTGGCGCGCGCCGGCGACGTCAGCATTCCGGCGAAGCACCCGCGCGAGGTAGAGCAGCGTGAAGAGATACTCGTCACGAAAGCCGATATCGAAGCCCAGCCGGCGGTGGAACCATTCGATCGCCTGCGGCCAGCGGCCGGCGTCCTTGTGGGTGCTGGCGAGGTAAAACGCCGTGCGGGCGTTCGGCTCTGCGGCCCACTGCGCGGTGAGAATGCGCAAGTTGCGCTGGTTCGAGTCCTCGCCCGAGCTCGCGTGTGGCGCGCTGTCGTGGCGCACGCAGCAGTCGTTGAGCACCAGCATCTGCACGCCGCTCACGACCATGTACTCGTGGCACCAGCCTTCAAAGTGGATCATGCGTCCGCCGGAAACAGCCGGTAGTGCACCTGGCGCTGACCGCTGCGGTCGAGCTCGATCCACATCCCATAGACCGCGCGCGGCATGTAGGCGGCGCGGCGCACCGCGAGCGGCGTCTCCACGACATCGTCGGCGTCGATCCAGAAGATGTGGCTGCAGCCTGACTCGCGCGCGATCTCGAGCGCGCGGTTGCGCGCCTTGCCGAAGTTCACGATCCGCCACTCGCCAGGTCGTTCGGGATCCGGCTCGCTCGCGTCGCGATAGACGTCCATGCGATAGCTCAGGCCGAGCTCGAGGCACTCGTGCTGGAACACGCCCAGCGTGAGGTCCGTGGATCCGGTGTCGACCAGGACGGCGAAGTCGGCGATGCCTTTGAGCGAACGCACGCAACGCGCCAGATCACGCTCCTCGTTGCGGGCGATGATCGCGGCGCAGATCGATGGCTTACGCATGGATCGGCCTCAATACCAGATCTCGCTGCCCCGGCGGTAGCGCGTTCTGAAACTCGATCACGAACGTGTTCGTCCGCGCGCAGAGCTCGGCGATCGATGACAGCGTATGGTAGAAGCCGTGGATCGCGAAGTGGTGCGGCGAGATGTCCCGCTCCCAGCCCGGCACCTGGTTGTCGGGCAAGCGAATGAACACGCGGCCCGTGTCGCTGACGATCGTGCGCAGCCTGCGCATCGCCTCGGCCGGCTGGTAGAAATGCTCGAAGGTGTGCACGAGCGTCACTAGATCGAACGGACCGGGCAGCGCATTGAGATCGATACTCTCGAAATCGCCGAGATGCATCGGCACGCCGAGATTGTCCGGCGATGCGACGGCATCGAAGCCATGCGCATCGCAGCCCAAGTCGTGCAACGCCCGCGCGAGCATTGGAATCTTTGAACCGATATCGAGCGTGCGTGCCGGCTTGCCGCCCAGGTGAGAATCGAAGAGCCAACGCGCGACCGCCCGGTTGGCCTCCATCTCGCCGGCGACGATCTCCTTGACCCCTGGCTCCTCGGGCCCGTGGTAGACCTTCGGCGGCAGTGGGTGCTGGAACCACAAGCCGCAGCCGGAACAGACGTAGTACGGTGAACCGCGCTGTTGCTTCTCGGTGCCTGTGGCGCAGATCGGACAGTTCTTCTGCCGACCGTTGCGCAAGCGCGCGAACACGTCGCCGAACCAGTGCCGTCCACTCTTGTGCTGCGCCATGAGCTCGGCTTTGATGGCGTCTGCATCAACCGCTTCGAGGTCGAAGCTCGAGCCACCCTCCGGCACCCGGGAGAACACATAATCGCCAAGCGCGGCGATGCGATCGACGCACGCGATAGCGACGTCGATCAGTCCCGGTTGGGTGTTGTACTCGAACGAGACCGTATCGACCGGCGCGCTCAACTCCTGGAGCACGTCGGCGTCCATGCCTTCGACATCGATCTTCACGTAGTTCGGCACGCCAAACATCGCGACCAGGTGGTCGAGGCGCACGAGCTCAATGTCCTCCTCCTCAACACCCCACGGGTCGCCGTTGTCCGCGCTCACCCGCAAGAAGGTCGGCGACATCGTGGACATGCTCTTCGTCGCATCGGAGGCGACTCGGATCTTGCCCGTGCCGTCGAAGCTCGCGCAGCCGGCCTGGACCACAAAGCAGCGGCGCGCCTTAATCTCCTGCGAGAACTCGGCGCGCATCTGGCCGCAGAGATCCTTGAGCGGCTCGACGGCGACGACGTGAGCGCCGAGCTCGAGCATCGCCCGCGTCATGCGGCCGACGTTGGCGCCCACGTCGAAGCACAGATCGCCAGGCCGAACCAGCGGCTGGTAGAACTGCTTGAGCTGCTCCGGAGACATCATCGATCAACCCTCCTCATGCGGGCGCGCGTGTATCGGTTTCGGTGCTGGCGTGCTCGCCCTGAATGGCCTGCCTTTCGAGCGCCGCTTCCGGGTCTAGTAGTTTCGGCTTGACCAGCTCGCGCAGCGGCTTGAAGCCACCCAGCGGTAGCGCCGACTGCTCGCGAACGTGGCCGCGAAACGGCGGGAAGTGCTTCCGGCAGTACCACAGGGTTTTGTCGCTGGCGTGGGTCGACATCGACAGCGTTCCGGGCTCGGCGCAGCGCAGGCCTTGGTCGACGTCGCAACACCGCGAGACCGTGACTGTGGCGCCGCCGGCGTACGTGATCGTCACAAATTCGCTGGGATCGCGTTCCTTCGCGGCGTTGCCGCGCTTCGGGGCTTCCCAGCCGCAATCGTTGCAGGCCACCGCCTTGTCGGCGAGTTGCGAACCGCACCCTGGAGTCGGACAGGTTTTCATGGTCAGTCCTCCTTGCGGACCCAGTTGCGCCAGGTGGCGAACCAGTCCGCTTTTCGACCTTCCTTGCCGGCTTTGCCCCACCAGTGATCGCGGAAGGTGAGCGACACGCGTACGACGCGCTCCTCGTCCCAGTCGGGTCGGTGGCGTAGCGCCCACCCCTGCCATTGCGTGGGCAGCTGCCAGTCCTTGGGGAGCCGGGTGCCTTGCGGTTCGGGGTTGCCGGGCTTGATCGAGGTCTTGGGTGCGGGCGGCGTGAGCGTGAGCGAACGCGGAGGTTCTCCCCTCGACCCCTCTCCTACCTCTACCTCTCCTAGGGGTGATTTACCCCTACCAGCACCAGCACCAGCACCAGCACCAGCACCAGCACCAGCACCAGCACCAGCACCAGCACCAGCACCAGCACCAGCACCAGCAGGCAAGGTGCCACCGCGGTGCACCGGGGTGCTCACGCGGTGTCGTTTGCGCCA